AGGGTTGACCGAAGACCAGGCCGCAAAGGTCTTTGAGCTGCACGGCAAGGATATCGCGAAGCTTCAAGGCACCATCACCACGCTCACGACCGACCGCGACGGCCTGAAAAAACAGCTCGATGACGCAAACAACCAAATCGAAAAGTTTAAGGGAATGAACATCGACGGTATCAAAAAGGCCGCAGACGACTGGAAGGGCAAGTACGAAAAGGCAAAAGCCGATTACGATTCCGCCCAGGCTGCTCGTGTCTATGACGATGCCGTGCGCGAGGCCCTTTCCGGCGTGAAGTTTTCTTCCAAGTTTGCGAAAAACGCTTTCATCGGTTTGCTCAAAGAAAAATCGCTGAAAATCGACAACGGAAAGCTGATCGGTTTCGACGATGTTCTGAAGCAGGCCAAAACCGACGATCCGAACGCCTTCGCTCCAGTAAAGCCCGGTCCGAAGTTCACTGACAAGATGGACGGTGACGGCGCGCCGGAGATCACGAAAAAGGCGTTCGACAAGATGACCTATCTCGAAAAACTCAAGCTCAAAACCGAGCAACCCGACGTTTACAAGGGGCTGCTCCATGCAAAACCAGAACCTGACGAAAAAAAGGAGTAATGATTTATGCCTGGTACTTTTCTTGGCTTTCCTTTCGACGAGGAAATTTTTAATAACGCTTGGGGGCAAGCCCCCGACCCCGTCCGGCTCGCGATTCTGAACAGCGGAGCGATGACGCAGGATGCCACCATCGCCAGCATGATCCAGGGCGGCGGCAACTTCTACACCATTCCGTTCTACAACATTCTCGACGGCGACCCGGACAACTACGACGGCCAGACCGATATTCAGACTGCCGAAACGTCCGGCGCTTCGCAGAGCGGCGTGGTGTATGGCCGCGCGAAAGGATTTACCGCCCGCAACTTTACGGCGGAGCTGACCGGAGCGGACCCGATGGGCAACATTGCAAACAGTGTTGGCCGGTACTGGAACAAGCAGCGCCAAAAAATCTTGCTTGCAATTCTTTCCGGTATTTTTGGAATCACCGGGGCAAGCGGAAACCCGAAAAAGTGGGCTGCCCATACTGCAGATTTGAGTTCCGCGACTGCGACACCGTACACTATCGGCGCGACCGACCTGAACGATCTCGCAACGCAGGCGCTCGGTGATAATAAGAGCCAGTTTGCCCTCGTTATCATGCATTCCAACGTTGCAAAGACGCTGGAAAACCTCAAGCTCCTCGAATACTGGAAACAGACCGACGCGAACGGCATCGAACGCCCGCTCGCTTTGGGGTCCGTCAACGGTTACACCTGCATTGTCGATGACGACGTGCCAGCCGCTCCCGTGGGTGGTACAGGCGACAACAAGGACCTGATCCGCTATACCACCTATCTGCTCGGAACCGGTGTACTCCGCACTGCGACGGCCCGCGTCGACGTTCCGTCCGAAGTGTACCGCGAGCCGGCAAAAAATGGAGGCCAGGATACACTTTACACAAGAATCAGGGAGACTGTCCACCCGAACGGCTTTTCCTTCAAGCTGCCCACGACCGGATTCACCGAATCCCCGACCAACGATCAGCTCTCTACCGCGGCGAATTGGAGCATTGTCCATGACCCGAAGGCTATCGCAATCGCGCAGCTTATCACAAACGGCTGACGGAGGGCAAAATGGATGCGTTTACAGATTACATCTATTACTCCGAGACTTTCCACGGTAAGAAAATTCCGGAAAATGATTTCGACCGGCTGGCCTTAGAGGCCACGGTTTACCTGAACGCGGTCACACATGGCAGAGCGACGGCAGATAGCGACTCCGTGAAAATGGCGAGCTGCGCCGTGGCGGAGGCCATGCAGCGGTCCGAAGCGGTCCAGAGCGGAGAAGCGCTCTCCAGCGAGAACACGGACGGCCGCTCTGTCTCCTACGTGCAGTCCGAAAACGATTCGGCCTCGCAGAAGAAGAAGTGGCTCGACGCCGCGTCGCTCTATCTGTACGGAACCGGGCTTTTGTATCAGGGCTTGTGCTGAAAGAAGGCTGCCATGCTGACAAACGCCGACATCACAATTTTTAACAAATGGTACAATCGCGAAACCCGCCTCGACGAGTGGAAGCGCACACAGATTCGCGGTGTCGAATGGTACGGCGGGCAAGCAGTTAGCGTATCCGACAAGGGGCTGAACTCCGCGAACACCTATACCGTGCGGATTCCTGTCACGTCGGCCCCACAGGGCAAGCAGTTCGTCCTACCGGAGATTTACGCGGCCGCTGAAAGCGGCGATCTGGCGGGCCTCTGGACGCTCCAGAACGGGGACATCGTGGTGCGTGGGCTGATTGCCGACGACATCGCGAAGGCGGCCGACGTGACCGTCAAATACAGTCAGTGTTTCACGGTGACGGGCTGGCGCGACAACCGCCGCGGCTCGCCAATCGTCCAGCACTGGCGCATAGATGGGGCGTGAGAGCATGGCTGGAAATCAGAAACTGAAAATCGAGACACCACGCGGCGAGATCGTCCAGGTCAAGACCAAAAACGGCCATGTAACGGCGAAACTGACGTGGGCGCCGGACACGGGCACTAAATGGACTGGCAATTTCACCCGCGCCCAGAAGTTCCTTGATTCCGAGGTGCTGCGTGACAGTACGCCACTGGTACCGTTCAGGACCGGCATGCTGGCGCGCTCCGGGCAGCTCGGCACTGTGGTCGGCTCCGGCACGGTGAGCTGGGTCGCGTCGTATGCGCGGTATCAATATTACAACACCGCCGAAACCCGCAGCTACGATGCCCAGCGCGGCGGGAAATGGTTTGAGCGGGCGAAGGCGTCGCACAAGCCGACATGGGTGGCCGGGGTGAAGAAGATTGCGGGAGGCAAGTAATGACCATCATTCAGAGCCTTTACGATTATTTTAAGGGCTGCCCGCTGCTGGGAGACGGCAAAATCAACGTGGACTATCTGCCGGAAAAAGCGCGGGAGTACACCATCGACGCCATCACCGGCGACCCGTATATCAAGCGATATGCCCGTGGCGCCGCGATGAAGCAGTATCTGTTCGCGTTCGGAAACCGGGAGTTCTACGGGCCGGATGTGCTCCAGAACATCGCCAACAGCGGGTTCTATGAGGACTTCGCCGACTGGCTCGGCCAGCAGACCAGGGCCCGGAACTTCCCGGTGCTCGGTCCAGGCAAGACACCGCGAAAAATCGAAGCGCAGTCAACCGGGTACCTGTTCGGGACAAGCCCGGACACGGCCCGGTATCAAATTCAATGCAGACTAATCTACTATCAGGAGGGATTAAGTTGAAACTTTCAGAACTGATGCAGGGAAAGACGCCGTCCCCGGAATACGCGGGCATCGCCACCAACGACGACTTTGTCCTCGCCGTGGCGACAACCGCAACTTCCGGCGGCACGGCAGTGGAAGATGGAGACTATGACGTCGTGCAGGCCGGTGTGACACACCATGAGGGATCCATCGACAGCGAAACGGACGACAAGCAGTACATCCGCACCGGCAAGCAGACGACCCGCACCGGGGCGCAGCGGACGTTCTCCATCGAAGGCGACCGCATGGTCGGGGACGTGTTTCAGGACTGGGTGCTGTCAAACGTCATCAAATTCGGTGTCGGTTCGACCGTTGTCAGGCCATACCTTTATTTCAACATCTTGACCGGCAAGGGCGAAAAGGGCAACCTGATGTTCGACGTGCAGGATGACCAGAGCGGAGACGCGGGTGAAAATGCGGGCTTTTCCATCGACGCGCACTCCACCGCGACGCCGGCCGATTACACCTATACCCCGCCGACCGGCGGCTGATAGGAGGAGTTCTAAATGGCAAGCGTTAAAATCAACAATGTGGACTTAGAGCTCGACCTCGACGACCTGAACGTGGCTGAAAAAGTCAAAACGTCCGTCGAGTCGGTCAAGGATAAGGCCGCCGCGGCGCAGAAGGATGGCGTAACCGATTACGTAGAGGCCGGCCGGAAGGTCTGCGCCTATGTCGAGGAATGCTTCGACGAAATTTTTGGCGAAGGTACCGGCAAAAAGCTGTTCGGCGGCCGGGCGAAATTCAGCGAGCACATCGACGCCTTCGCCCAGCTTGGCGAGGCCACCGTTGGGCAGCTGAAAGAGCTGAACAGTCATGTCACCGCGCTTTCGGCCAAGTACAGCCCGAGCCGGGCCGCCCGCAGACGCTCCAATATGAAAGTTGTAAAATGAACATTCTGCTGGACGCCCTGCCGGACGAAATTGACGGGGTGCCCGTCAACACGGATTTCCGATTCATGGTGCTGCTGGAGCTGATGCTCGCCGACCCGAAAGTGCCGGAGGATTTAAAACTGCCGCTGGCGCTGTCCTACTTATACAAACAGCCCATCTCCGACCCGCAAAAGGCCGTTGATGGGCTGCTGTGGTTCTATCGTTGTGGTGCGCCGGAAGAATCCGGCGCGGGTGGTGGTGGGAATTCACGCGACAGGGCCTACGACTTTGAGGCGGACGCGCCGGACATCTACGCGGCGTTTATGCAGACCTATGGCATCGACCTGAACAGCGTCGAACTTCACTGGTGGAAGTTCCGGGCGCTGTTTTTCGGTCTGCCAGAAGACTGTAAAATCGTCAAGATTATGGGGTACCGGACGATGGACCTGCACGGCCTCAAGGGCGCGGAGAAAAAACACTACGAAAAACTAAAGCGGCAGTTCCGGTTGAAGCCTCTCGGCGTT